CTTACGAAACATTTCTAAATTGGGTTAAAGGCACAACGGGCGCAAGTGTTGCGGTCATATCTTCGTTCCAAGAGAGTTTAGACTTCTGGACAAAATACGGCATCATGGTCATCGGTGGTATGTTCACCCTGCTTTCCCTCATCAAGCTGATTAAGAATTGGAACAAATGAGCAAGCCTCGTGTTCTACTATTCAGAGGCAAGGGCCTTATCTCTCGCCTAATCCGTTGGCAAACCAATGGGGATTACTCCCATGCCGCGATTCAGTTCCCAGATGGGACGATTTACGAGGCGTGGCACAAGCCAGCGAAGTTTCGCAAACGTCCGCCATTGGCGGACTGGTCAAACGTAGAAGCCTTCGACATTGTAGGTCTGCCAGAAGACGCGAACAAAACAATGCGTGACTGGTGCGAACGTCATTTGGGTGCGAAGTATGATTTCAATGGTGTTCTCCGCTTCCTCACTCGTCGCAGGAAGAAGAAGGACGGCAAGCTGTTCTGCTCCGAAGCAGTCTTCGATTGTGTGCGCGAGAGCGGCGTGTATCTTTTACGGCGTGTAATGCTGGCACAGGTGTCCCCTACAGTGCTGTCGTTCTCCCCTCTTTTGATTCCCTCTACACCCTACAAGCAGCCATAAACCTCAAGAAGTCCATCGAGCTGAACATCAGCCGCAAAGCCGTTCGCTCCGCGCTCACTACCGTGGTGCTTGTAACGGCGATCACTGTACCCTCTCTAGTCCTTTATTTACGGAGAAAACCATGAATTGACCCCGAACCCTGAATCCTGTATCTTATCCCCATGAGTAGCCAACTCGAAAAACAATCCCTCGGCAAGGGGGGAGCCATCTTTGAATCTGGAACGACTGCGATCACCGAAGACATTTGTGCCATTCAAGTCATTGCGGAAGCGACTTTCTCCGCTTTGGACTGGCCTGAATTGAGCGGCGATGCCTTGACTGGTGTTGCTATTCCTGTAGGCACGATCCTCGTCGGGGACTTCAAAGGCTTTACCCTGACTTCTGGTTCTGTCCTCGCCTATAAAGCCGTCGTCTAATCCAAACTTATGAATCCGACCCCACAAAGGCAGCGGGTCGTAGTTTTCCCGACGCCAAATGTAGACGACCTGCTCTTTTACGAGTTGGTCGATAATCATCGTGTTGGCGAGAAGAACGTGCCCGACTACGGCACGGCGCACCCTGACACCACAAAGTGGCCCGACCATCGGCTGATCCACATCAAGGCTCACGACGATGAGGGCAAGATGTGGCGTTATTACTACGCCGCCGACCAACTGGAGCAGGACGATGACAACTGGTCTTCTTCGCAGGCAGATATCGGAGGAACGAAGTTCGATTCCGTTGTTCGCGAGTATGTTACGCGACGCAGCGAGTATAATTTTGACTCGCCAGCTCAGGGGGATGAAATGCCTAGTGTGCCTGCGGGTAAGTTTACTGACACGTACATCTTATCAGAACGCAAGCAAACCCCCATCAATGATGAGGTGTTAAATGGTCTCTATATCATTGAGCAACGAACCTACATCAAACGCGAGACGATAACAATTATAGAGGCTGACTCAATCTTTGGTGTGGGTGGGCGCAGTGTAGACACACTTTACTATCGGGGTGAAGTTGTTACAGGTGGTACGACCGTTGAGAATTTGTTCGCTACCGACAACCATGCTTATTGGGGATGGGACGATGACGGCAACGAGCGTAGTGGGCAGCAGCTTTCAGATAATTGGTTTTTGATTAGGGAGAAAGAGGGGTTTAACAGCACCATCGAGGCTTATAAGTATAGCTATCCCAGCACTACATCCGTTAGCATCCCCCGCATTTTGACTGGGGCACACGTCGATTGGGCTAAATCTGTGGCTAATGGAGAGCAAAATTCTGCGTGGTCGGGGTTCACTGCAAGCTCAGGATTTGGGGGCAGATCATTGGCTGGGAGCCCCACTGATGCTTCCTCTTCGTCAGCCAGTATACAGCCTTCTATTTCCTTTTCCTTTAGGGAGGTAGACGGCAGTAAGTTACCGACTACTGTTTATGTTTTTTACGTGAAAGACCCCGTAACCACAGCCTCAATCAAGACAACTCTCGCAACTCGCTTTCCTTCTGTGGCTCCTCTTGAATGGCCAGGATTTGAGACAACGTCTTTTTCGGTGTCGCTTATCGGAGGAGCTGCCGAAGTGAGGGCGAGTGCGTCAGCGGGAGTATCTCTCAGCACAGGCAGTACTTCTTACTCATACAAGGAGCAATCATCAGATAGCACACACTATTCCGTTCGCACTAACCGAAAGACAGTTAGTGTTAGCGGGGTAATATCGGAGGGTGGTAGTATTTCTGGTGGTACTCAAGAAGCTTTAGTTGAAGCGAACGCTGAGATGGATACTGGTATTTCTGGTAGCTTTCCTTCCCCCCTTTCGGCTTCTGCCGCTGCAACTGCATCCCATACTGTTACTGGATCAGTGACAACGGCGGGAAGTTCTGAAAGTGGATCAGCTCCTGCTGCTGGTGATTACATTATGCAAACTTCTATTAGGCCCTATAGGTACAAATACTCTCTAGCGGTCGTTGAGGTTCTACACTGGGATGGAATATGAGTGAGCCAAAGTCACCAGAAGAAATGGCTAACGAAGCCATTACGGAATTTGAGCGTAATAAAAAAGATACCTCATACTATGTACCTCCACATCAACTGCCTTTTCCTGTTATAGAGGAGACAGAGACAGATGAATTGAGTGCGGCCCCCGTACCTCAAGTTGAACGCCAGCCGAATGAAGACTTAACTTACAGTATGGGAGGGGGAGGAGGAGGTTATTTCCTTCACCCTTTTCAAATAATACCTGTAGGCGAGACAACTTGGTATGTTAATGAGACTGGTTCAAGTATCATAAACGACGACGACGGAACTTCGATTCCGATTGAAGGTCTTGAGGGCAATAAGTCGAGTACAGGTTTCGTTTACGTCAGTTGTGATATTAGTTCAGGTTCTCCCAGCGGAACAGCAACTCTTGAGGTCGGTGGCGCACCTGACGAGGTAGTTCTTGATAGTAGTGGAGAACAAACTGAAGCGAATCTTTTGATCGCTAAGGTCGAAAATGGCGAAAATTTCCCTGCGGTTTGTCAGGCATGGAACAATGCTGCTCTGTTGTCTAGGTCTTTTGAGTCTGGAAGTCTGGTTTGGACCTTCATCGCCTACCCCTCGCATCCCGACTCGCTCGTCCCCCCTGCTGATCCAGATTTCAGCTAAGACAGTCGTAAGCTAATGGGCACTCGAATTTCATTTAGACCTCGCGCTAGGGGATGCGCTGACGAAGACGCTGAAAGCATAGTAGGTGTCTCTAACCTCGAACCTAGAATTCGATTTGTAGAGGGAACTACAGGAACACCTAGTACTGATGAAGTACAATGTGGCTCAGGAACGGAATTTCCTATGCAGGTCTCAATGGATCAGCTATTTGAAATTTTTTATCGCGTAAGGCTTGGATGGCTAACCTATGGCACTTTTACACACGTTGACAATGCATCAGGTTCTTCAGGCGGAGCAATCACTTTTGAGCATCAAGCTCCTAGTAGCGACCCTGATACTACAGAGCTTACTGAAAATGATTATTCAGGCACATATTATTTAGGTAAAAAATTAGGATACACTACAGAAGACACAAATACGGGATTCACATTAGATAATTTGGATTCTACATTTGATGAAGAATATACTGTAACTGGTCTTTTGGGAGACTCCGACTATTACGCACGAGATATTGACGATGATGAAAGTGGTATGTGGGCATACCCAAGTGCTGTTGGAAATCATCCTAAAATCAACTACCCAGAAGAATTTAGGTGTGGGTATAGTTACTACATGGGATCTTACGGAGGTTATGGAAACGGAGGAAATGTAGGAACTGCCGCCTTACCAAATTCTTGGCCATATTCTTATATTACAGATGCCGTTTCTACTTCTTATGCAGATCTTGATGTAGAATGTATTTTGACTGGGAGAGTTGCATATGAAAATACAGCAGGAGGTACAGGCCCATTTGCCTCAGATGCAGAGCTTTATTTAGAGATGTCGTTTAAGGTCTTTGGAGTGTACGACTATTTGGGAGCTACAGACACTATACTTTCTACGAAAGATGAAACTGTTGGGTCTGATGTGTGGTCAGATGTGGGTTTTGATTTTTCATTTCTTTTCTCATCAAGCACTACTGTTTCTTGTGACCTGTATTCTCCTATTCCCAATTTACCACAAACTACATCTTACAGCGGAACTGACTGGGTTATCGAGGCTCAAGAATGGTGGCCTTATGCCCACTTCAACGGGAATCCTTATTGGGATACTACAAATGGCCAATATCAAGCCCCTTGATATTTTCAGGAAATCCGATAAAATACTTCTGCTATGAGCATTCGATACCGCTACAGTTCTGTCTTGACTGACACCTCCACGAGTAACCGATATAAGACAAACCCTATTTGGACTTCTTCTGAGGACACCTTTGCTTTTGAGTCTGTGGATTTAGATACCTCAGAAACCGTTTTGAGCTATGGCTCCGTGTCGTCACCTAAGTTGCTGCGTTTATCCCACATATCAGGAGGTTTGGTCGAGGTCAGCCCCGACAACGGTGCAACTTATCCATTTTCTCTTGCTAGACCTGACACAACAGTAGACGGCGACACCATGACTGTCCGCATCAATGTCGAGTCCCTACGAGAAACCACTGACGTTACTTGTGAAGCAGACGTTTCTGGGTCTCTAGGAGGGGACTACATTCAGCTTTATGACCGCAATGGAATTGTTTGGGCTTGGTTCGATGTAGATAATGGATCTACTGCCCCCACAGTCACAACTGAACGTCTTATCGAAGTTGATATTGCACAAAACGCTACTGCAAGTGAAGTAGCCACTGCACTTGCCGCAGCCTTGGAGGCTGACGAAGAGTTCTCTGCTACCGCAGCTTCTGCCGTTGTGACTATTGTAGACCAACACATCGGAACTCGCACTGACGCGACTGCTGGAACCACTGGTTGGACTACGATCTCTATTACACAGCAAGGAGCTGCTGCCCCCATCTTTAAGGCCAAGTCTGAAAATGAATCTGTTCTCAGCGTCATGGTCGTGCCCAACTAAACCCCTAATATCATGCCCGCTCTCCCCGTTCACGCCATCAACTCGGCTCTTTCTAGCTACGTCAGCTACGAAAGCGACCTTCAATCGATGCTTAACCTCGTCATGCCTCGCCTTTACGCGCTGGGTAACTGGCGGGATCTCGTGTACGAATGGACGATTGAGACTGACAATGACTATTTTGCACTGCCAGAAGACAGCGAGATGCTGCTGGCGGCTATGATTTCAGACGCCCCTCAAAAGATCGTGAGCCAGTGGCACGATTACCGAATTTCTGGATACGCCTCCTCTGGCCCGTCCCCAATCTACGGTATCATTGACGACGGGTTCCACGCCACCAAAGAGGACATCGACATTGAGACCACCACCGATTCCTTTGCCCTGAACCTTCGACCCGTAACCCCTGACACTGCACTGCCTTCAACGGGCACGATTCGGATTACTGGATGGCGTGAAACTACGGGCGACACTGAACGTGACTCTCAGACTACTGAAGTCTTCAACCTAGATGGCAGTTCGCAGATGGTCAGCGCATACACCAACTGGCATGAAATCACGCAGGTTTCTTTTGAGAACGTCGCCACAAAGGTTGACGTGATCGCGGTAGAAGGGTCTACCGATCTTGCTACATTGGCTCGCGTTCGTGGGGATGGCGTCAGTCGCTATCGCCGCTATCGGTTCTCCAATGACAGTGAAGACACCAAAGGCATTCGGCTGCTCTTGAAGCGCGCTTGGACTCCCGTGCTGAACGACAACGACATCGTTTATTTAGGCAACCTCAACGTCATTAAGCACGGCTTATTAGGAATGATTGCTGAGGATAACGCTGACTTGCAGAGATCCAGTTATCATTGGGGTCTTGCTCAGCAGTTGCTCGACAACGAGCTAACCAACGCTCGTGGCCCCGCTAAACCTAAACTCAATTTTGATCCAACAGGATTAGGGAGGGGTTCTCAAACCCCGAACATCCTGTAATTCACTATGGATCGAGATCAGATTATAGAGCTTCAACATGCAGTCGGAGCTAATCCCGACGGTATTTGGGGTCCTCGATCTCGGTCTGCTTGTCAGGAACATTTGCGGTCTTTAATGCCCGACCCTAATCCGTGGCCCGAACCCGACCACACGGAGCTAGAGAAATTTTATGGCGACCCTTGGGACAACGCCCCGATTGTCGGGATGACCGCCCCATCATGGATGAGGTTGTACAACACCGACCGCAAAGTCCGCAAAATTTACTGCCACGAGAAAGTAGCGAACTCGTTGCTTCGGGCTCTCGATGCCGCATATAAGGTGGCCCCGTCTGTGGTGAATAAGTATTATGGATGCCACGTAGACCGAAACATCAGGGGTGGGGCTTCACCATCTCTCCACGCTTATGGGGCCGCTATTGACCTATCAGCCATCTCAAATCGTAACAAGTCCGCGTGGCCGCAGGAATCAGATATGCCATTGGTAGTGATGGAGGCATTTGCGCGACAAGGGTGGACACCCGCAGGAGCATTTTGGGGCAGGGACGCGATGCACTTTCAAGCAACCCAACCCTCTTAACTAACCCAATGAGTCGGTTTATTCTATATCGCCCAACTCCAGAAGATGTGGCCGAAGCCTACGCGCGATCGCAGCGATTGGGCGTACTTCCTAATTCGTTTACCAGAGGTAAGGGTAGGATGGCTGGGTTCTTAGGAGAAGTTGCTTTCGAGCGCACGTTCGGAGGTGACTACGTCGGCGACGAGAGTCGAACTCACGACTACGAGATCAAAGCGTCGTCGATCGACGTAAAAGCTAAGATATGCTCTACTGTTCCTCAGATGACTTACTGTGTGAGTGTTCCTGCACAGCGTCTCAAGCCCTTGCAGGCGGACGTGTATTTTTTTACTCGTGTCCTGAACGACTACAGCAAGGTCTGGTTGTTGGGTTGGGCTACGGCTAAATCTGTCCAACAAGACAAATTCTATAAAAAGAAAGGTGAAGCCGACGACTACGGCTTCACCTTTCTAAGTTCGGGGTATCACCTCCCCATTAACCGCACCCGACGGCCAGACTCGTTTACGAACTACCTAGATAAACAGAGCGGTCGGCGGAGCGGTTGAAATAGAGAACTTGTTTCTTATCGTCGAGGCGAGCTACCCACTTACCCCGCTTCCAGTCGTCGACTCCAAAGACGGGTTTACCATCTTGGAGCCACGACGTTAGACGAAGTTTAGGCTGTCGCTTTTTGTGGGGCATCGATGTCGTAGGTTTCTTCGAGGTTGATGTGCCAGATCTTGCCCCCGCCGTGACCGACGGAGCGTATAGGGCGGATTCGTTTGTTCACTTTCCCTGCTTCCTCCAGCGTGGACATACCACGACGAACGAACTCAAGGTTGTTGGACATACCCACACTGCGACCGCTATTGAGGTCGTGCAGAACGACTTGGAACTCGGTGAGAGTCCCCCGCCACGTAGTCATATTCTCGTTCATCTCGCGGCAACGCTTGACGAAGAACTCCACCAACTCAGCAATAGCACTACGGTGACTGTTGTCGTACGCAGCTTCCGCGATGGATGGGTCGATGTAGCCAGCGACTCCGAAGCGACCATTGCCTTGAATGTCCTTGGGGATCTTCCAATCCAGAAGGAAGCGAGCGAAGTACGGAAGCTCCTTCTCGATGGTTGCCTCCAAAACGGAGTTCGACGGGAAGTTCTTGGTAGCTTTGTCGCGGACCTTGATCGCCATGATCTTATCCCTGTTCGATGAATCCAGTGAGGGGATCACTGAGAGACTGTTCGCGTCCATGTTCAGAGACATGATGACACGACCAGCCCAAGGCACGGACAGGGAGTCTGCATACTTGGCTTGATACTCGATGCGAGGGTTGGCGACTGCCCGCTTCAAAAGCTCAGTGGCTTTGCGTTGGTCTTGGAAGGAGGCAGCAGAAGTTGTATCATCGATCACCCATGCAGCCACGCGACCTAAGTCTTTATTGAACTTGGTTTGTCCACTGATGTAATCAGAGGCGTCGGAAAACCCACCAACGAGTTGCCCGATCACGCGGTTTGACAGGAGTGACTTGCCGCGCCCAGTCGCGCCTACTAGCAGGAGAGCTTGCCCCTGTTCGAAGTTGTGATTCAAAGTGGCGTCATAGAATCGTTTGAGCCACGCAAAGAAGAAATCGAGAGACGAGTGCTTGCCGCCGTCTTCGAATAACTGATGCAACCACTTGTGGAGGAAGGGCCAGTTTTTCGGGTCGCCGTCTGCTTCAGGCTGCACGGGGAAGTTTCTCGCGGAGTTCAGAATACGGCAGCCGCTATAGTTGACGATCCTTTGATCAGAGAAAACGACGGGGGCGATCTCGTCGATTCGATTCTGATTCTGAATCAGCAGCAGAGCATCCTCTACTTCGGAAAGTTGCTTGCCACGTTTCTGACGAGTGTTGAACCCCGCTTGACGGAGTTCTAGGATCACCTGCTCTTTTTGAATAAGGACCGCAGAATCGTGCAACAACTTAAAGAAGCTACGTCCGTTGAACCAGTACTCGTCGAGCAGAGTGTTCATCTTCTTTTTCTCGTAGTCCTTCGTGAAGGACGACCCGAAGATGTCTGACCACGACATGAAGCCGCGACCCGCACGATCACTGTGGCAGACCACGCCGTCCTCGACGACCTGACAGCCGTCGCGGTTAATGCCGTCGTCAATCCAGAAGAGCGGCCCGCGAGATCCAATGTGGAAGTCTCCCACCCAACGATTCGGGAAGCGGGACTCAACTTCTTGTGCAATGACGTCGATGGGAATCGTGGTCTCTCCAGAATGAGGGGGTTTGTCCATTGCCGCTTTGGTCAGCGAGTTCTGAACAAAATCGGCGGGGAGAGGGTTGCCTACCTTCTCCCAGTCGGAGCCCAGTTCGAAGTACTGATTCGGCTTAAGGGAAGTACGATCGAAGCCCGCGAATGCCCTATTCATTTTCAGAGCAGACTCTATGTGCTTCATGAAGGTGTCGTATAACTCTGGAGCTATCGGCAAGGGTTCGTCAAACTCCCACACCAGCCGCATGTAACCACTGTAGGTTTTACTAAGCCATGTAGGTTGGTTGATACCAAAGCGCGCGGCGAGGTTGTCGTGTAATGATTTCCAGTCGACAGCAGCATCGTAGTCCGCAACAACTCCGTAAACCTTATTGACGGGGTTGTCGTTACTGATCCGTTTCGCAGGGGCCCGTCCTTCACAAGCGTTAAAAAACACATGATCGGTACTCGCGTCAGAACACCACTCACGGTACTTCTGTTTATTCGCGAACGAGGGGACGGTTCTCTTGAGTTTGGATACGTCGGATACTTTGGCTGCTTTGGAGTCTCGGAGGTTTTTAATGTAGCGGTAGTTCATTTTTTATAGTGTTGGCTGATATATCCTTCAGAATCGAGTGGTAAGTCGTGACACCACTCAGGGGCGGTCGACATGATGCGATTCATGGTCGCAAGCACGTCCTCAGCTTCGTCCTCAGCACACTCCGTAACCACTTCATCGTGGACGTGAAGTATGACTGGGATTCCAGCTTTCTCAATCTCCAACATCATGTAGCACATGATATCGCGGGCCATCGCTTGGCTGGCGTTCTCGGCGAGAACACCGCCCCACAGTTTCATGGGGAGTCGTTTTCCATTGCGATTCATTATGGCCGTGTGCTGAGCGCGGGGTTTACCTGCGACCAACTGCTTGGAGAGTCTTGTTCGTCCGTAGTCGAGAACACGACCTGACGGTAGTTTAATCTGGAATGGACACTCTACGTCGTACGCGATCTGCACGTCGTCGTTAAGGTCATACCAGTATTTAGGAATCTTGCTGAGGCGCGAGCGGTACAGTTGAATCGACTCTTCTGCTTCTTGAATAGGCATGTCGAAGATCTGAGCGAACTTTGCTGGTCCTGCCCCGTAGCCTGCCCCCAACACCAGAGCCTTTACCTTATGGCGCAGCTTAGGATCAGACTTAAGAGGTTCGGGGTGGTCTTTGGGCCAGAGCCCAAATCGAATCGCGAACGCTTCGTAGATGTCGTCAGTCTCAGAGATTTCTTTGAGAGTTTCTTTGTCGTTGGCCAGCCAGCAAAGAGTCCGAACTTCGATGTTGCTCAAGTCGGCAACGACCAGCTTACGACCTTTTGGTGCAGCGATCATGTGGCGCAGATTGGCCCCGAACATTTCGTCACGAGGAAGATTCTGCAAATTCAAGTTGCCACCGCTGCCAGAGAATCGGCCAGTGTGCCCGCCGAAGTACATGATGCCTCCGTAGTATCTGCTGTCGGGCATAGTCGCTGCGTCGAATGATTCCAGCTTCTTGGCGAGGGCATTGATGCGCCTCCAGTTGGTGACCGATTCGATCCACTTGTATTTGTGGCCGTGTCGGCGAATCCATTCCTGTGCGTCAACGTCAGTCTGAGCGAGACTGGCGGGAGGCTCGATACCCATCTTAAGGCACTCGTCATCAAAAGCCTTTCGGCTAAGGAGCGGCTTCTCGCCGCCCCAAGGAATGTTTTGTTCACACTCAAACAACTTTTCTTTCAGAGTATTGAGGTTCTTTGCGAGTAGGTCGGTGTCAATAGGCAGGCCGCGCTGCACGGCGGTGCGGTTCATGCGGCTAATGTCGCGCTCAAACTGCGACCACTTGGGATTGTAGTCCTGCCAGAGTTTCAAGCAGAGTTCAGAGTCTTTGAGAGCATACTCTTCAACTTCGCGTTTGAAATCTTCGTCCATCGTCTCCCACCGCTTGCCAGACATATTGTCGCGAGTGGACTTAGAAATCTCCATGTTATATGCTTGGGCAGTCGCGTTCTTAAGAGAACGAGGAAGACCACAAGCCGCCGCCATGTCTGCGGTACAAAACCAGTTGAGAGGCTTTACTTCAGCCCACCAGTTTTGAGTGACCCCGTAGAGGTAAAGAGTTTCATCGAAAGATGCGTTATGGGACAACACATCTGAACCAGCAAGAATAGACCAGTCGAAGTCTTTAGGGTGTCCAACGAACTGATATCCGTTATCGCCGACGACCGACACCATATATGCATCGAAGTCGGGATGTGAAAAATAGCCTAGAGGCCCAAGGTGTCTGATAGAACAGTCCTTGTCGTAGTAAGTCTCGAAATCGAGCGCGTATGTGGTTTCCATAGGTCATTAAGAAAAGGCCGCCCCGTCTGGAAAATGGGACGGGGCGGCCAGAGGTAAGTAGGGGTTACTTGTCTAAAGGAAGTTCCAACTGCTCGTCTTCGGGCAGTTGAGCTTCCAAGGACTCACGAACAACGTGAAGGCGAGTGAGGTCGCCCTGAACTTTTTCGACGGCTGCTGTAGACTCAGCGATCATGTTGCTCAGGATTTCGATCTCTTTGCGGATTATCTCTTCTCTTCCGTCCATTACTTCAGGATGCAAAAGATTCAAGAAATTCGCGAACGTCTTCCCCTGCCTCTTCTTTAGAGACGCGCAGAGTAGGACTGTACCAACTGTTGCGGCCCTTAGTCATCAACTCAGACTTGAGCTTGAACACGCGGGACGACAGGTTGACCCCTTTGTTGAAGGCAGCAAAAGTAGTTATCCGCTTGTAGGTAGAGCGGTATGCATTTTTAGCTACGTTCAGGGAGCCGATGGCGTAGTCATTGCCGCCGATAGGAATGGTGTACGCACCATCATCTTCAGCGTCTTCGGGCTTACGGATAAGGAAGGTAATCTCCGCAAATTCGAGCATAGGGTAGTCACCATTTTCAGCGATTGTATCAGCTCTATCGCGGGTCCACGCAATCTCAGGCAACTCGTCCGATGTCCCATAAGGGATGTCTTGACGCCAACCTTTTTTGGCGGTGACGACAACCACGTCGAGTTCTACGTCCTTTTCAGCAAGCACGTCTTCCTTGTTGTGGAGGAGCGATCCTTGAGGGCCGTCGAGTTGACTGGTAGCCTGCACCACATTGATGCGAGGGATATCGATATCTTCCATATCGATGTTAATGTGAGAAGGAACTTCAGCGAGGCTGCTATTTTCTTTCTCGGTGGGTGCTACGACGTTTTGCGTAGCTTCGTCTGGTTTACTGGTTTTAGATGCCATATTTATTACTTCTGTATTTCTATGTTCTACTGATTGGCGATAGTGAACCGCTCGTCAGAGGTGGAGATAATGCCTTCTTCTGTGAGTTGGTCAACAAAATTTTGCTCAAAGAATTTTCCTTCGCCCGCAGGGGCTTGACTACCAGCGAGTTTCGCAAGTTTGCCAAGGGGAAATTTTCCTTGGTCGAGGAGAGTTTCGAGGTCGATTCCGTAGTCCGCAGCGATGTCGACCAGCTTCTTGTTATCGTTGATGGAGCGAGTCCGACCCATTGAGCGAAGTTTCAAGCCGTCAAGTTCGACCCCTTCTTTTGCCGCCTCAAGCGTCTTAGCTTTGATGGTAGAAGCCCAGTTCTCCACGATCTTCGCGATGCGGAATAACTCAGATAGACGTTTTGGATCGTCGATGTTGTTAGGGTCGACGTCGGGGATAGTGGAATCCAGCTTCTTCGCAACCTCGACAACAAGGCCGCCCAGTGCAGGGCATACATCTTCAAACTTGCAGAATCGGCAGTACTGGGTTGGGTTGCAGTCGTCGAGGTCAGGCTGCCCGTCTTCCCATTGTGGCCTCACCCTCTCGCCTTCACGTACGACTTTCTCCATGCGGTCGACCAAGTCTGGCAAATCCTCGCGGCTAAACTTATGGTGAAGCGTAGCGTTGTGGAGGGGAACGTAAAAAACAAAGGTGATCTCTTTGATGTCGGGGTAGCGTTGAAATGCGCCGATGGTGTAGGTGATCGCCTGCTCGTTGTTTTCAGGGGGGTCTATGATACTGATACCTGTCTTGTAGTCCCCCATCACGGCGGACTCACGCCCCTTCAAAATAAGAAAACGGTCGCAAGTTCCCCACGTCTCGGTCGTGTTCAAATCAACGTCGACTTGAATCTCATTCAGCTCTTCCTCGACCGCAGGGAAGTTTGCCATGAAGGCATCCTCCATCTCTACGATCTGATTGTAGATATCGACCTCTTCTTCGTCGTGCAATGCAGAGGGGTCGTGAACTTCCAGAGCCTCGTGGATGCGGGTTCCTCGTTCGGCTGCTGCTGACGTTCCGTCACGCCCCTTGTAAGCGGGACACTTGGCAACATACTTTAGGCTCGACGGAGAAAACTCCGCGTGGCCCCTACTTTGATGGTCGGGATGGTCACTCATTCTTGTTAAGTTTGGATTTGAGAATCTTGATAGCTAGTTCGAGCGCGGCGAGCTTGATTTCGTATTCGTGAATTTGCTCTACCATTTCTTCAATTACTTCTTCGGCTTCTTCGTTTTTTGCCAAATCAGTAACCGAATAATGCTTAAAGGGCGCAACTGAGGGGTCATGGTCAGGTTCAGGTGGGAGGTTAGAACTAACCATGTAGCATGTCGAGGTTAGAACTTTTACGGTCAATAGCTTTTAGGACTGCTTCTTCGACTGTGCCGCTGGCGACGAGAACCTTTTGTAAAGCGTCACTTTTCGCCCCGTTGCGGTGAATACGTCCTAAAGCCTGCAAGTGGTCTTTAACATTGAAAGAGGGCGAGATCAGAGACACGCGGGGTCGCTCACCTCGCACGTCGTGCAGTGAGATACCTGTTCCGCCTGCCGCAATGTTTACTATTAAGACGTCAGCGTCGTCCTCTTGAAACTCGTCAATGTATTGCTGGCGCAGGGCGGCGTCTTGACCACCTTCAATCTTGCCACACTTCAACGCTTCTGCGAGGGCGTCCGCCGTCTCGCGGAAGTTCACGAACAGGACGACGCTGTTCCCTTCATCGCGTAGGTCATTAGCCATCTCGACGAGGTCGTGAACTTTGAACGACTCAGCCAACTGGCGCGCTCTTAACATGTTGACCAAGACAAACTCACTATCCTCGACAGTACCCTCTTCGATAAACTGGGTAACGATCTCAGGCGTAATGCCTAACTCAGCGTACGCCTTGTTGATCTTGGACAAGTTGGAGAACTGGATTGGCTCGACGAAAATTCGGTTGTTCTTGAAGGAGTCGGGAAAGTCACTAACAGTGAGTCGCTTCACGCTCTTCTGATACATGGTGTCGTGAAGATCTTTCAGCGCGCTACGTTTCCTCAGCTCCCACGCTTTCCATTGATTCTGGTAGCACCCGTTGCAGCGCATCCAGCTATACCAACTTTTGAGGTCACCTTTAGCTGCATTTAGGGAGTGTAAGCCCAATGCAAACCCGATGGCCCGCATTTCAGTAGGGTCTTCAGCGGCAGTGGCCGACATCATATGAATCGGATAACCTGCCTGCGCGGCTGCGATCAAAAGCTGAGCGTTCTGCGTATATGGGCCTTTGGCTTTGTGGCACTCGTCGAAAAGCATCAAAGTGTCTGGCGGCAACTGCCATGCAAAGATCTTCTTGCCCCGCTTCTTAACGTGTGGGGTTCGGCCTGTGCGAAGTTTCTCGTAGTTGAGGACGAAGATTGGGTCGATCCCATTTTCTTCCAGCTCCCGCTCCCACGATGGGATCACAGCCTTTGGGCAAATGACTGCCACAGGTCGGCAAAGCGAACTGGCGAGGTGAGCCGCGACTACTGTTTTGCCTGTCCCAACGTGGGAGGTATCCAGTGAATTGGTATTTAGGTCGTGGCAGGTTTGAAAAAATTTAAGGGCTTCAGCTTGTTTCGGGAATAATTGCTTCATATAATTTTCAGCCGATATACCTGAAGTGATCAGAGAGATCAAGCCCTCTTTTCAAATTTTCTCACGAGTTGACTGATAGAGCTAGGATCTTTGTATCCGAATAACTTGCTCAAAGTCGCATTGTTGATCTGCTGGTCTTGCAAGGATTTGATCACGTCATATCGAGCGCAGTATTCTGGCACTTGGTGGCAACGTCTCTGCGTGTCCCTTTTGGTGATGATGTCTTTTGGTTCTACTCGCCACCTCTTAGCAGCGAGTTTAATTTCTTTTTCGATGATGGAATGTTTGGTCATTTTGTGTGAATGTTTCCCAGCAATAGCGTCCAATGAGGTAGGCGTCAACAATTCCGTCGTGCGGAGATCTACAACGATCATTTTTGAGCCATTGTTCTTCGGGCTCTAACTCGCGGGCTAATTTGAGGGCGGCAGCTTTGGTGCGGCCTTTTGGAACTTTGCCTAGCATCGGGCGTTGCCATTCGTGTACTTCGATGCAAAAGGGATCGAAGCCCATAAGTTCGGCGACAGTCGCAAGCCGCCCAAAACTGATCGCCATTGACCGAACCGCTTGTGAACTTCTAGCATGCCGCAAAGGCTCTTCGATAACGATGTCTGCGTCGGGTTGAATGTTGAGGTCTCTGAGATATTCCCGTACGGCGATTGCGTTGATTTCTCTCTTCTCTTTCCGCTCCATCGTCGGCATCACGGTATAGTCGATGATACTACCGTCCTGCTTCGATAAAGCACAAATCGCTCCATCAAGCCCGTTGTCGAACGCGACGATCAATTATAAAGTCTGTGGCATAGGTTAAAGAAACGGCGAATGAAGTAGCCCCGCGCAACGCTAATTAAAACGAAGACGATAGAGAGCTTCAGACTCTGTAGTGCGGTAATGTGAAACCCAAACATTGGCAAGACAACTAAGTTCGCCACAAAGTTTATCAGGTAACCCACGACGGTATTCGTGATCGACTCGACCAGCGAGTGAGACTTCTTTTGATTCATTTTTGATACTTATTTGGATTCGTGCTTTTTGCGGTCTCTGCGCTCCCACCATGTTTCCTTTTTCCCGAAAGCGCGTTCGTGTGCCGCGTTTCTGGCATTGATGTCGGAGACGGGGCGAGGCATGTCGCCTTTCCCTGATCGAGCGCGTAGGCGCATGTCTTTAGGGTAACTCATTTGCGATATCGTTTAGCAACTCTGTCCCAAGCTGGAAAGAAAATTTCATCCATACACCGCACAATCGCTTCCTCCTCCATTGACTCGCTGAAGGCTACACCTCCGATTGCCAAGGCAGCATGAACCATTTCGTGCCTCAGAGTAGACAGGTAGAAAGCCTTACTTTTCATCGCTCGGCTCGACACAGAAATCGTTTTCTCGTCGTGGTCATACTCCCCCCAATCCTCAAAGTTCTCTACGACTTTGATTTTAACTCGATGTCCACCAATCAGGACAAAGCGTTGTGGTTGGAATGACACGGAACTATGGTAATGAGTATCTAAAATACTGTCAATTCAACTTGTCAAACCTCAAACATTTTGAAGTATCCGTCGTAGGTGCGGGTAATTTCCGACACCTTATTGAGCTTCTCGTCTTGGTTGAGCAGGGTTTGAAATAGCTGCTTATCTGAACACCACTTCCTGCCTGTCCAGAACTCAAAGCCGCTGTAGTCGCTCTTATACAGGGAATGCCGCTCGTAGCTTGGCCCTAAGTAAACGTGGCTGAGTCCGAACTTGTCTGCAAACTCTACCTCAAGGTATGTGGAGTATTTGCCTAAGTAGAGTTCTGGCTTGGCGTAGTCCCAACAAAACTGGTGTGACAGCAGCTTAGAACCACATATTTCCATGGCTGTGAATGCAACATCGTCGAATAATACAAACCATTCATTGTCGCCTCCATACGACTCGAAGAACTCGTCACGATCCATTCTGTCCTTGTAGCCTTTTTGGTCTACGTATGCGTCGTATATGCGATACAGGGAGTCTAAGTCTGGGTCTTGAGTAAACTGTATTTCTACGTCGCTGAGTCTACGCCGCAGCTTGCGCTCGGTTTTGGTTTTCTCGTAGGTATCAAGATTGATTCGGGACTGCCTGCTCTGATACCAGATAATGTCGTTTTCTTTTTTGAAATTGGTGTCTTGGTTATACCAGATATTAGAAGGACACCAGCCATTGTCTAGAGCCCAGTTGTATTCTACAGGCTCAAAGGTCGCGCTGACCAGACAGTGAATAAAGTCGGTATTGGCTTGCTGTCCACAGGTATGGTCAAAGAATAAATTCATTGGTCGTCTTTTGGTATGTTTGCTTCTCTATTAAACTTGCGTCTTTCGCGTCTGTTGTGACGCTTCTTAATTTCTGCTGATGCCTTTGCTCGTTTCAGCCACTTGTGGGCGTTGCGAGAAAAGAAGCATTCTTGCTCATCTGCGTCCTTAGCTGGGCGTTTCATTACCTCTATGCGAAGAAAAGCAAAACTCCCATGACTGAACGGATTAGCCATATAAGTAGAAAGCCAGCAATCAAGGTTCCTGTTTTGTTTGTATCTTTTGCCGCTTTCAATGTTTGAAAAACAGCACCTAAAAACAAGATGCACCCAAGTGCTATTTTGTATCCGTTGCAATCATTCATTGGCTTGTTTCATTGTTTGAACAGTTTGGATCAAGAGACGCTTCGCGCTCTTGTCCTGTTGGGTTGGGCTTCAATCGTCTTTGAGAGCCAAATCCGTGGTGATTCCCCCAATCAAAATCTTTATCCGCTCCCAGCTCTCGCCCTGAGCGAGTTCCATCGCTGTAAACCCAATCGCTGTGGTGCATGGTTGGGCCGCACCAATCAACTTTTCGGGTCATCCCGCATCGGCATCTCTGCTGAGTAGGATGCATGAAGCCGTTTGTGTGCGTAGTATTCCAGCAATGCACATGGGCAAGCCCAACAATTCGTTTAAGCAGATTCACTACGTTCATGGCTTAACTTCTCCGTCCTCGGTTGGTGGTTCCTGTCCTGTTTGGTTATGTGTTGAAAATCTGCGGGTTGTTGTCTCTGAGTAAGGGGGCCTTGTAGCCTTCACCCCTCCCGCGCTCAGTTGGCGTCCCTCGACTGGGTTCTCCCAATCCTTATTTGTTTTATCCTCTCGGAAGGGTAAATCGCACATAACAAATCGCTGGACTCAATCGGCTACCGCCGACGAGTCAGCTTTGGCGTTATCTGAAATGAATTTGATTGGGTAATCGTCACTCCCTGACCATTGAGCAGTCATCGGGATTCCGTATCGGTCGAATGCCTCATTGCACATATCCCGAACACTTTCCATCGGATTGCGTTGAGACTCGTTGGCCACGTATTTCAACGCAGACAACAAGTCAGAGCAGGACAACCCCTGCCTCGCTTCGCTCGTTGTGGTGCCTGTCTTCATGCGTTCTGCTTGAATATCTGCACGGCTTCTCTGTAAGGATACAGTCCTCCTGTTGGCGCAGTCATCCAACATGGCTTCGACCAATACACTTTTTTTCGGAGGTCGAACCGAGTCCACCCATTCCGCTCAAGAATCAAAACCCCAACGGGCCAAAAAAGCAGAACAAAGCATTGCAGAAAACGCCATGCGGCGCGGATTGGTTTGGTCAAATTTGTTTTCATGGCGTTTCTGAATTTTCATCGTTCGCTGAAGAAATTGCCTCGACCGCTTCGCTGAGTTTCTCTTGTGCGTCATCGGTGTCCATCTTGACAGCCCGTAGGCAATCGTCAGCGATGTCG